TATTTCTGTAAATGGTGAAGTGAATGCACTAACAGGCGATCTACAGTTTGGCGATCACCTAGATATGAATTCAAATCGTATCAAAGAAGTTTCTGCTCCAGTAGACGGTGCGGATGCTGCAAACAAATCATATGTTGACTCAACAATTTCATCACAACTATCAGGTGGTACACTAGAAATTGATGCAACAACTGGTGAATTCTCAGGTGATGTATCAATTGGTGGTTCACTAACTGTAACAGGTACAGTGACAACAGTTAACTCAGAAACAATTAATCTAGCAGATAACATCCTACTACTAAACTCAAATGCTTCAGGTACAGCTTCACAAAACGGCGGTATCGAAGTTGAGCGTGGTGATGATTTAAATGTTCAGTTTCTATGGGACGAAACAAATGATCGTTGGTCAGTAGCTTCAGAAGATATATATACAGGCGGTTCATTCATCGGTGATTTAACAGGTTCTGTAACAGGCACAGTTTCATCACTTGCAAACCATGATACTGATGACCTAATAGAAGGTTCAAATCTATATTGGACAGCAGCACGTGGTAATGCTAACTTTGCAACAAACCTAGCAGCATCAGATACAGATGACATCGATGAAGGTTCAACTAATCTTTATTACACAGATGCACGTGTTATTGCAGCACTGGCAGCTGGTTCTGTAACAGCAATCGACACAGGTAACTTCGCAGTTTCATCATCAGGTGCAACATTCGATGTTGATATGACATTTAATAATTCGTCAAATGTATCAGTATTCAACATTGATGCATCAACAGGTGCAACAACAATTGCTGGTGCAACAACACTTTCTGGTGCAACAGTTATCAACAACACATTCAATGCTGCTGATAATGTAACATTTGCAGGTGATAACACATTCAAAATTGCAAACTCATCATCAACAAATGTATTTGCAATCGATGTGGCTAACACAACATTTGCAATCGACCTAGATATGACTGTAAATAATGCATCAACATTTAACAACGATGTGACAATTGAAGGTAACAACAACTTCACAATCAATGATAATTCATCAGCGACAGTGTTTGATATTGATGTTGCAAACAACACAACAGTTATCGGTGGCGCAACAACAGTTAAGAATGATTTTGCAATTACTAACTCATCAAATACAAATCTATTTGATATTGATGTTGCAAATACAAATCTAGAAATTGACCTAGATATGACTGTAAACAGTACATCAACATTCAATAATAGCGTGACAGTTAAAAACTCATCAAATACAACATTAGTTGATATGGATGTGACAGCTAACACATATGACATTGCTATGGATCTGACTGTAAACAACTCAGCAACATTCAATAATAATATTGCAATCAATAACTCATCAAACACAACAATGGTTGATATTGATGTAGCGAATGCAACATATGACATTGCTATGGATCTGACAGTTAATAACACTGCAACATTCAAGAATGATTTCTCAGTAACTAACTCATCAAATACAAATCTATTTGATATTGACGTTGCGAACACAAATCTAGCAATTGACCTGGATATGACTGTAAACAATTCAGCAGTATTCAATAACAATATGACGATTAATAACTCATCAAACACAACAATGGTTGATATTGATGTAGCAAATGCGACATATGCGATTGATATGGATCTGACAGTTAATAATGCTTCAATATTCAATAACAACCTAACAATCAATAACTCATCATCAACTGCAATATTTGATATTGATATAGCAAATACAACGCTAGATATTGACCTAGATGTGACAATGAATAATGAAGTTACAATTAACAATACGTTAGTATTAAACAATGGTCTAACATTAGGTACAACAGCACAAGGTGTTATTGATGCTAGAGTACGTGCTGTTAATCTAGCAGATGATATGGCAACAGAAGCATATGCAGATCAAGCAGAAGCAGACGCTAGAGCGTATACAGATACACGTGAAACAGCAATCACTACAGCGTACACATCAGCAATCTCAACAGCAGTAGCTGCTAAAGATGCTCTATCAGAATTGTCTGGTACAACAGATGACGTAACTGAAGGCTCAACAAATCTGTATTTCACAGATGCACGTGCATTAGCAGCAGCTAAAGCAGGTATGTCAATGACACACTCAGGTGTATATGTTGTAACATCAACAGATGCAACAGGTAACTCAGGTTCATCACATGCAATTACAGCAGCAACACTAGGCTTCAACGTAGGCGGTAAAGAATTCTACCAAGTATATATAAACCGTCAACTACTGAGACCAACAGAGTATACTGTAAACTCATCAAACGGTACAATTACATTCTCATCAGACATCATCGCAACAGACGATGAAATTGAGGCAGTAATCTACGGTTAATAAAATAATCTAGTCAATGTGGGAGGGTAAGACATCCCTCCCACAGTTTCATTAGGAGACATAAGAGTGAGAGACTCTTTCGTACTAGAAAGCTCAACAATTTAAATTAAGGAGACAAAAATGTCATCACGTAAAATTAGACACGGTGGTCTACTGCGCAAAGCGGCAGACATCATTTCACGTACAAAGAAATACAAATATAACAAACAGGGTTCACTTGAAGAAATTACAGCACAAAATGCCCTAGGCGATGATGAATTCAAATTCGGTGGTTCAAAGTCATCACTAAGACGTATGGCTGACCTAGAACGTAACGTATCACTTCTTATCAACAAAGTTTCAACATCAGATGGTGAAGCAGATGATGGTAGCGATGATGATTTTGATAACAACATTAACAAAGATACACGCTTCAAAAAAGATGTACAACTTGGTAACTCCAATTCTGATGAAATTGATGTATACGGTCAATTAGATATCAAAAACGATTTAACACTTGGTTCAACAGCACAGGAAGTCATTCAAGACCTAGTAGGCGCTATGTTCTCAGGAACAGAAACAGGCATAACAGCCGCATATAATGACTCAGGTTCAGTTGTTAATTTAACAGTTAACTCAGCTCCAAAATTGACAACAGCACGTACTATTTCACTAAGTGGCGATGCTTCAGGTTCAATAACATTTGATGGCTCAGCTAACAAATCATTAAGTGTTACAGTTGCTAATGACTCACACACACACGCTTTTGGTAACATAACAGGTAAACCAACAACACTATCAGGTTATGGTATTACTGATTCACTAGCAACAGATGCAGAACTAACATCTGGTCTAGCTGGTAAAGTTTCAACTAACTCAGCACAATCACTAACTTCATCTGCTAATGCGTTAACATTTTCTGCAAACACATTAACATTATCACGTGGTGATGGTACAACTGATACAGTTGACCTATCAGCATACATGGATGATACTAATGCGGCAAGAATCACATCAGGTACAATGGCAAACGATGGTACAGCAACGTTTACACGTGACGATGCCACAACATTTACAGTTGATATGTCAGTTCTACTAGATGATACAAACCTAACACGTATCACATCAGCAGGATTCAACACATCAAATGGTGTTCTAACACTAACACGCAATGGTGGATCAACAGTAACAGTTGACCTAGATGGTCGTTTCACAGACAACGGTTATGCAGATGCAATGAATCAGCATGTACGTACAACTGATTCACCATCTTTTGTAGCAGTTACAGCAGCAAACTTCTATGGTGAAGCAACAACAGCAAAATATGCTGACCTTGCAGAACGTTATGCAGCAGACGCAGAATACGCAGAAGGCACATTAATGGCTTTCGGTGGAGATGCAGAAGTTACAGCAGCAGCAGGTTACGCTTCAGGTAAACTAGCAGGTGTTATTTCAACAAAACCAGCGGTTATGATGAATTCAGACGCAGGCGATGACGCAACTCACCCATATATCGCACTACAAGGTCGTGTACCAGTACGTGTTGAAGGTGATGTGAAAAAAGGTGACATTCTTGTTGCTTCAGATATCGCAGGTCTAGCGGCTGTGTGGATGAATGAAGATGCAGACCCACGTATGACAGCATATGTTGGTATCGCAATTTCAGATTCAGCAGATGGCATGGTAGAAGTAAAAGTAGGTAAGTAATTCTTATCAGAAACACTCAGGGAAAGGGAGCGGCAACGCTCCCTTTTTTTGTATATAAATATGACTATGACAGATACTATTAAATATGGAAAACTAGAAGTAGAATTCAAACTTTATGATTACTTAGAAAATCAAAAGAATTATGAATTGCCAGCACCAGATGATAAACGTATGGACAAATTAGCAGTTGAATTTGTTCCGTTTCATAAGTTAAAAATTACACAAAAACAAAAAGACAGCTTCAAACCGTATCATGTTACAGATATAATTGAAAACTTTCATCCTGCTTTATTAAGACCAAGTGGAGTAGCAAAGTACAATGGCGATTATATATTGTGGGATGGGCATCATAGTGCTACAGCTTCATTGTGTATGGGAATGAAAGGTGTGATTTGTATGGTTTATAATTGTGATAGCATTGATGAAATAAACGACATCTTAACATATGATACTATTGAAAGTTTTGATACAAATCAATTATTAGATATGATTGAATGTTCAGATGAATTACGTGAAGAAATCTTTAAGCGTTTCAAAAAGTGATTTGCGTGTAGTATCATCTTTATTTTCTGTAACCCAATCAGGAAAACGTTCAAATAGTTTCTTCCATTGTTGCATTTCATTATGTAAATCTGTAACTTTCACAGCATATTCACTATTACTATTGATACCATATTCATCTCTAATAATTTTTACTCTACTTTTACACTCATATAAATCTTCTAGGTCCTTATCTATTGCTAAAAGTATTCTTTCAAAATTTTCTACATTTGAGAATTTACCTATTAGAAATCTATGATGTTCATTCTTTACTTTGCCATCGTATAAGAACATGATTTCTTGTAAATCATAGTATAATGCTTTAACTGGATTGATAGTTTCTCTGTATCTATCCATAACTTCTTTTATTTTAAATACTTCATCTAATGTTGACAGATTTTCTAATACGGATGATGCGACTATATTAACTTTCTGTCTGTTTGAAGAAAGTTTCTTCTGATACATTGTTTTTACTTTTAAGATTACAGCATCTACTATTTTCTTATCATCATGTACCAAGCCCTTTTTTAGATATTCTAGATGTCCGGGGGATGAATTAACTATATCCATACGTAAGTTATCTGTAATGATACCTCGCCTAAGGTATTCTTTACAGTCTCTAATAAATCGTTCTTTTCTGAATTCTACAATTCCTTGAACCAATATTTTTCTCCCACTATAGTATTTATAGTGTATTAATTATGTTTCTAATCAGCTTTAATTTTTTTTTATTAAAGAGAGTTCGTCTAGTTCCAGGATGCAATGGTTTTGGGAAGTAGTTTATATTGACCCAACTATACCCCCCTGATTCTTCGTTGAGTTTAGGTATAAATTCTTTTTCTACTATTATAACAAAAGTATAGTAACTAAATGTTTTATCCCTGGAATGATATTGGTCCAATGGATAAACTTTTATTATTTCTGAAATAGGATCAAGTCCTATTTCTTCCTTTAATTCTCTTAGTAATCCTTGTGATACATTTTCATCTTGTTCTACTTTGCCACCAAATAATCCCCAATTTCTGGAATAAGAACTATCCATTGAACGTTGTTGTAATAAAATTCTATTTGTATCTTTAGTGAGGATACATGCACCTGCCGCTTTAATCATCAAGAACCTTCGTCTATTAATTCAAGTCTCCAATAACCACCCTCGTATATACCTTGGTATGTATCACTCCAAGATCCATCCTCAAATTTAAATTGTTGTAATGTAGTGGTATTCGTAACATATGCACGTCTATCAAATTCACTAGCATTGAATGCTATTACCCATTCACTGCCGTTATATTCTATAATATCACTGCTATTAAAATCAGTACCAAAATAGTTAACTGTGTTATCTTCCATACCAACAGCACACAGATAACGTTGCCCCAGTTCTGGCATTGGGAATCCGTTAAAGCCAGGTCTTGACTTATTAGGATCAATAATTTTATCTATACTTGCTATTGTATTTGTCGGTAGTGTATCTCTATCAATGTTAAAGGACAATAGTGTCGGATCAGTAGTAGAAGAAATGGTGCCTATAACATCAGCATTAAGGTCTTCTAGTTCGCCGTGATATTTCAATCTCATGCGAGAAACCCCATCATGTAACATACCATAATTATCAAGAACTTCTTCCCATGTTCTATCATTGTCCCAGTTACCGTTTTCTAATGCCTTAATGAATATATCTCCCTGTTCTTCATATACATTAACTGCATAATTTCCAGGTGTTACCACAACACTAGAATGGCGTTCTAAGTCTCTAAAGAATTCAAATGCATCTGGATCATAATCTAGTGTATCTAAGTCATCATACTGATAGATATTGTGAATAATATTCTTAATGACATTCTGTCTTGTTACTTGCGCAGGAGGGTTAATCCAAATAGGTATTTGAAAGAACATAGTAGCGATATCAATTTGATCTTCGATGCCAGCTGGGATTCCTCTACTAGACCATTGAATGTCTGTAAGTTCAACTGTTGTAATAGTAGTCCAATCGATTGGATTATCGTTTTGTTGTATTTCAAGTGCTGGATTGAAAAGTACTAACATCTGTTCCATTAACTGTAGTTTCTGATCTGTATTAGATGTCCATACATCTACTTGCATATTAAGTAGATAAGGAACTGGCATAAGACGTCCTACGCTATACTTAGGACCTGTTGTATCAGTATATGAACTAGTCTCTGGATCCCAACGTCTTTCATTTACACTTACACTATCTGAGAAGAATGGTTCTTGTACTCTTGCTCTATCTGGTTGAACACTCTGTATCCAACACGCAATGAAAGGAGCAGAGTTTACGATGTTTTCTGAATTGCCTTTGAGTATTGTGGCAGCCATACGAGATACATCACCATATCTTGCAGGCACACGAATGTAATAATCTGATACACCGTCATTCATTTTCTTTCCAGTCTTAACTGAAAAGCCACTAAACATACGTACAAATTGTAGAACGTATCTTCTTATTTGTTCATCATAAAAATGTGATTGCTTAACTGACATTATTCATCCACCTTAGGTCTAACTGCTTTTGAAAGATTGACTTTGGACGTGACCTCTGTTCCATCATCAAGTACAACTTTGCCATCGTTGTTAATAAACTTATGATGTAGAGCATGACCAACTTCCCAGGCACCATCATCGTCTTCTATCTTATACCACCTGTTGTCTCTGTATTGAAATAATCTAGCAGGATTATAATCAATGCGTAAGAAGTATGAATTATCATCTGGATACATTGGAAATTTAGAACCGCTTTCTACAGTTGCATAGTCAACATCATCTGGGTGGTTCGCCTGTTCAGCATATTGTAGATTGTTTGTTCTGTAGTCATAATACTTACCTGGTACATTTTCTTGTGCTTCTTCTACGATAGCATCATTGATTTGAAGTTCTTTGTTATATGTAGAAAGAATGTTTTTCAAATCGTCGGCTTCTTCACCCGTGCCAAAGATATCTGAATATTCTTGTGTATCTTGTAGTTGCTTACAGCGTATTCTCCAAATATGAGGCCACCATCCGGGATCGAAGCCTTCACTTGCTTTTGATCCCTCTTGTACAACCCAATATTGATTTACTGCTGCGGCATCTTCATCTAGTAGTAAGTCGTCCCGCATATGTGGTAATTCTATAACATCTCCTGTCATAAGTTTACGACCTAGTCGTTCTACCATATCATTGATATGTACAGTAAAGATGTTTTGATCTGATCCTAAAAACATGCCAAATTGAGACAAGTCAAAGTCTTGGTCGCTTACTGTGTAAGCACCACGTAATTCGAAAATGGTTGTCTCATAACGTCTATCACGATTCTCCATGAATAGCAAATCCTGAATAGGAGGGTTTGCCGGATCATAATTTTCGTCACTTTCGTCAACTGAACCTATATATTTGTGAACCAATAACGCAGTGCCACCATGCTCAAAATGAGCCTTTACCATCTTGTCGATGAATTTGTAGTCATTACCTTTGCGTGGGTTCCATAAACTTAATCTTGGCATGTTTTTTTCCTTGACTTTATACTGTATTTATCTTATAGTGTAGATAACGTATGGAGAAAATTAATGAATTTTGACGGAACAGCAGTTTTACGCAGTGTAATAAATCCAACAACAATTTCACAGTTCAAATTATGGGCTACAAACCCAGAGAGATATCACCGTGGTAATGGTGTAGATGGAAACTATTATAGTGAGCATGATGGTGAAAGAGAATATGATGTGTGGTGGACTACTCAGCCTCCTAGAGAAATGTGGGAACCTCTTGTTTGGATGTTGTCTTCGTCTATTAATCATTTATTCGGTCATCAAAAGTGGGACATCCATGTAGTTGATTGTATCACCACAAGACCTAGTTCAAGCAAAGTGTATGCTCACATTGACACTCCCTATAGATTTGAAGAATTTTCAAAAGTAGATGAAACTCTTGGTGTGCAGATTATTATTCCTCTTGATACATTTACATTAGAGAATGGAGCAACTGCATATCTACCAGGATCATATAGAGAACAAATAGATTATAACGATTTAGAAAAAAACCGTGATCATTATAATGATAGATTACTTACTGAAGGACAGCAGTTTTTGTCAACTCCTGGTGATGTTTTGATGTATGATGGACGTACTCTACACTCAACAATGCCAAACAATTCAGATAAATTTCGTTCAGCACTTCTTATAAATGCTTTAAAATCTGATATTATTCAACGTGTACAGGAACTTGATGAAAATACAGATTTTGTTAAAAAGTAGAAAAAACTTGACATTTCCTGTAATTATTGTATTATGATTCGTAAATAGAGTGAATAGGAGGACACATGACAGTGGCGACTAAAAGAAAAATGACAAGAGTAAAAGTTACTAAGAAAGCAAGCAAGCCTCGTACCCCTAAATTTGTAGATGAAAAATATACAGGTCCAGAACCAGACTGGACTTATGCTGAGGATTTTACCGGTGAACAATATTATAAAGAACGTTGTCGTGTAGGGTTTTATTATAATTACTTTTATAGTCCAAAAGACGGCAAACCATGGGTCCTCACTTGGATGAAAAATAATGGATATACAAATACTGATATTGCGGCAGTAAAAGCAGTACCAGACAGTTGGATTTCTATAATTACATCAGGTTATTGTCGGGCACTAACTAAAGGAATGCCAACTAATCATGATGGCTTAATCGAATATCTTGAAACTCTTCCAGGTGTTTCATCGACATGTATGAAAGATGCTGATGTTTACGTGAAGGAAAAACTTGTAGAGATTATTGAACGTGGTTCTAACATCAAGCACGAAAAGAAAGTTGAGGAAGAGAAAAAAGATATACCTCGCCCTTCAATTCAACAGTTACTACGTGACAAGTCAGCAGAAATGGCAGAAGAAATAGATAACTTTATTGATGATTTTGATTACAAGCCTGCAACTCTTAAAAAGTTTGATGCTGTTAAAATGCTACGTAAAGTAGAAGCTAAAGGAAATCATGCAAAGTTTATTAAGTCATTTTATGAACTAGAATTCAAAGAGTATGATGAATTACTTAATCCGCCTAAGCGTATGAGTGAAGCTAAAAAAGACGATTACGAGCAACTTAAAGAAGGTTATGCACATCTAAAGAAACCACAGATTAAAGCAGTGCATGATTTATATAGAAATATATTAGATGCTTGTGATATGATTATGTTAGAAAGTAAAGTTAATCGTACACCACGTAAAAAGAAGCCGCAAAGTAAAGATAAAATTGTTGCTAAAGTTAAATATGCAAAACAGGATCAGGTAACTACAAGTGTATCTATCAAACCAATTGATTGTTTAGATGCGGCAGCGATTATGACTTATAACGTTAAGAACCGTAAACTTGGTATCTATTATCCAGATGCACATAGTAGTCTTTCATTCAAAGGAACGACTTTGATTGGGTTTGATGAATCTAAGAGTGTTCAAAAGACAATGCGTAAACCAGTTGAGCAAGTTTCTAAGTTCAAGAAAGTTAGTAAGCGGGCTTTACAGAAAGAGTTTGAAAGCGTTAATAGTGTAGCGACAAAAATGAATGGTCGTTTCAATGAAAATATACTAATACTAAAGGTGTTTTAATGAATGAAAGATTTGTTTTCGTAGAATTTCAGTTTCCTCAAGATATTAAAGATTTGTATTGGGGAGAGCCCGGTACTTCTATTCTAAAAATGTTGTTAGACCAATACATACAAGAGACTGACTGCTTTGGCGGTAAGCTATTATTCGGTAGAGAGTATGATGATGTTGCTATCTATGTTTGGAATAAAAATAAGTTTGCATTCACTTTACAATTTGTAAACCTAAGAGACTTGAACAAGTGGAAAGAACACAGAATTAACTTCATCGCTTGGTTAAAAGATACACATGATATTGAACAGACATTCATAGAAGAATATTCTGATGTAAAGATAACGGACCTTGAAGACCAGCGCAATTTGTTTTGGAAGAAACGTAAATACTTTTTTGAAGATATACCTGAACAAAAAGGCTATAATCCACATAATATTATTTCTGGCGCACCAATCCTTAGTTCTGACAATAATAGATAAATACTAGTGTAGAATGACGGTTCTACAGATAATTTGTCTATATACCCGGGAGACACAAATGGCAAGCAAAACATTTTTATATTATGAAGTGGAAGTTTCACAAGAACTACGTGATGAAAATCCATTAGAAGATAACGCTGCATCAATTATGAAGCGTCAGCGCCAACTATATCTTGAAAATAATCCAAATGACAAACATGCAAAAATTATTGATGAATTTATTTACGCATGTACTGCATTCTATGATTTTAAAGAAGGCACGAATACAGGTGCTATTGTTTTAGAATTTCTAAACGAGAGAGATTATGAAAGACGTAAGATTGCAGTAGCAGGTCTAAAAGACCACTTTGCATCAATAGGTTTGAATATCGAAAGCAATGTAGTTGTACGTCACTTAGACCAAGATAAAATGCTGGTACCAGGACCAAATGATAGTCCAAACCTTTATTGGCATACAAAAGTTTACTTTAATGAAACACTGCCAAAAGAAAAAGGATTTTCAACAATTTGTCTTTTAGAAGAAGCAGATGGCGAAATGTCATGGATTGATCATTGGACACGCCCACTTTAAAAATCAGTTAGATTACCCACGCTTTAAGCGTGGGTTTTCCATATCTAATAAATTTGATAAATACTGTGTATCGGAGATTTATTAATGCCTAAAAATCGTAATAAAGTAAGAAATGATGTAATCAAAGAAATCAGACTGTTGCTAGGTGACGGTATGATTGATATTGAACTTGATCCAGAACACTATGATGTAGCACTAGATGTTGCTGTATCTAAGATTAGACAACGTTCAGAGAATTCAGTCGAAGAAGATTTCTATGCTATCGAATTAAAAGAAGACGTTGCAGAGTATTCTTTGCCAGAAGAAATCATTGAAGTGAAACGGATATGGAATCGTTCTTTTGGTAATGGTGTGTCCGGCGGCGTTGATATGGATCCGTTTGAATTAGCGTATGCTAACTCTTACTTTATGGTTAACAATAATATTGGTGGCGCCGCAACTTATGATATGTTTGCTCAGTATAGAGAAACAATCGCCCGAGTTGCAGCTACAGAAATTCAATATATTTGGAATCCAGTAACAAAGAAACTAAAACTCTTGCGTAGAATGAGAGCCGATCAGACCGTTTTATTGCATGTTCATTTAGAGCGCAATGAAGACCAACTAATGCAAGACCCGTATCTAAAGTCTTGGATACGTGATTACTCATTAGCATACTGCAAACGGATGTTAGGCGAAGCCCGTGGTAAGTTCTCAGCACTACCCGGCGCTCAAGGCGGTGTAACATTAAATGGCGCAGAAATGAAAGCAGAAGCAGATGCATTGATTGAAAAATTAGAATTTGATTTGCAAAACTTTACAGATGGATCTGCTCCATTGGGTTTCATTATCGGATAACTGCTACTTTTTATCGCACGTACATACCCAAAATTTGTCATACTTCAGCGATAAGTATATGTATGAAAATAACACACATAACAAGTAAGATACCAGAATTTTGTATGAGTCATTGGCTCTTACGCATACCATTAGCTATTGTATTTCTACAACAAGGTCTCGCTAAGTGGCCTATTGATATAGATTCCGCAACATCATTTGGACTTCCATTATTAGTCTGGACGTTTGTTGTATTGGGCGAGATAGGATCTGGAGTAGGATTATTCGTCGGCGGCTTATTAGCAGGATTCAAAAACACAATAAAAGAATTCGGAGATGTGATTACTCGCTTCAGTGGAATCACAATTTGTTCAATCATGACAGGTGTTATTTGGATCGGTGAACCGGATAGTTTCTGGGATGTAATATTATATGATAACTTCCATGTCATGTTATGGGTAGGTGGTATGTTCTTTGCTTTAAGAGGTAATCGCACATGATTAGGTTATTAGCGGGATTATTTAGAAAAAGCAAAGAAACAAAACAAGAAGAATTTAATCCTAGAATCCGTATCAATTCAGAAAATATGACAGACGTTGAAAAGATGGATGCTGGTTTTAATGGCAAGACTTATACTAACAACGGTATCGAAACAGATTTTTAATTTAATTACTTGACAAACGATTTACAATACTATATTATATAGTATAGTTAACACAAAGGAAATGACTAATGAAAAATTTAATCGTTGCAGGAATCGTTGCACTATTTGCAACGAATGCATATGCAGAAGATACAACAGTAGAAATGTTGAACAAGCGTGATGATGGCGCTAAGATGGTATACAGTGAAGATATCACACGTATTGACGTAGGTGATACAGTAACATGGGTACCAACATCAAAAGGCCACAATGTAGAATTCATTGCAGGCCCAGACGGTTGGAAAGCACCAAAGAAATCAAAACTTAACAAAGAAGTTGCAATTACATTTGACGCACCAGGCGTATATCTATATCAGTGTTCCCCACACAAGTCAATGGGTATGATTGCCATTGTAGTTGTAGGTAAGCCAGAAGAAGTAAAGGATCGTTTCAAGGATGTGAAAGTACGTGGCAAGTCAAAGAAAAAACTAAAGGCATTGTTGGCTGACCTATGAGTGATAAAACTTATTATTGTACAACAAAAGGCCTAGGCTGGGCATTCTTAATTATTGTTCTTATGATAACAGCCTTGCCTGTGCTAATGACACTGGCAATGGTTGGTCCTGAAGACTATGCACGTTATTGTAATCTAGCAGCACATTTGCCTTGCTTTGGTATTGGTAAATGAGTAAGGTAAAAAAAGACGCACAGAAGCAAGCTGAAGTCGCATTTGACGGTTTCATCTTGTGGAGCAAACGTACAACGTATGCCGCTATTGCGTTTTTGTTGATTGTTGCAAGTTGCAACTTTGGTGTTGAAAAAGGTCAGTACCCTGGATATAACGGCGAACAATATAGTCCATCAGGATTGAGTACAGACTAATGCATGGCGACAGAGGCAATCCTAAGATAGTTATATTAATGATTGCCTTGTGCGTAGTATTACATGTCGTAGTAATACCAATTTGGATGTGGAGTCTAGGATTATGAAACCAAATAACCAATTTAAACTTGATGTGAATGATATAGCAATTATTGAAAATGCACTCATGCTATTGCAGCGTGATGCTGATCATCAAATTACTAAAAAGGAAATTGTAAATATTTTAGCAAAATTATATCATCAAAAGAATTGGTATCGTCCTAAGGAAGGATACGTTAGTGGCTAAATAGAAGTATGGAATTCATACTTAAAGCAGTAATATCAGGTATACTCGTAGCTACGGTTAGCACAGTTGCACAACGTAATGCAACATTAGCCGCACTACTTATGGGTATACCTTTTACCGCCTTCTTAGCAATGATATTCATGTGGTATGCAGGTACCGATGTTGAAACATTTTATAAATTTTCTTTTGAAACTGTATATTTTGTCTTGACAAGCCTCGTATTTTTTGTTATATTCGCATTGACAGTTGGTTACATTGGATTTTGGTACAGTATGTTATTGGGATCTGTTATAACTATAATCTTATATAACATTGTGTTGAGGTTTTTATGATAATTGGAATATGTGGACTTATAGGTTCAGGAAAAGGAACTGTAGCAGATATTCTTGTAGAATATCATGGGTTTCAAAAGATATCATTTGCAGATAAACTCAAAGACGGTGTAGCCGCAGTATATGGATGGGATCGTTCTATGCTTGAAGGTGATACTGATATTAGTCGTATATGGCGTGAAAAAGTTGATCCTTATTGGACTAAAGAGACTGGAAGAGAAATTACTCCCAGACTTGTATTGCAAGAGTTCGGCACTGATTGTATGCGTAATGGATTTGATGATAGTATATGGGTCAGTCTTGTTAAGAAACAAATGATTGATAATCCTCATTTAAAGTATGTCATACCTGATGTGCGATTTCCCAATGAAATGAATATGATTAAAGAACTTTCAGGTGAAGTCTGGCAAGTTCGCAGAGGCGACCTACCTGAATGGTGGGGAAATGCTATCTTAGATAATAATACAGATTCAGAACTTATGAAAAATTATGACATTCACCCCTCAGAATGGAAGTGGGTAGATAGCAATAATAAGTTTGAAAATATTATTTACAATAATAGTAGTTTGGAACAACTATATAGTCAAGTTGAACAAACATTGTCTACGTAGTTAATTATCAAAACGCTATTTTTTCTCATTTTTGTATAAATAGTTGTAGCAATTCTTTAATAACAAAGGAGAAACAGAATGGCGACATTAGTATCCCCAGGCGTATCAGTGATGGTGACTGACGAATCTCAGTATGCAGCAGCCACACAAGGTACACTTCCGCTATTAGTAGTAGCAACAGCGTCAAACAAAACAGACGCATCAGGTTCAGCAATTGCAGCTGGCACCAACCCAGCAAATGCAGGCGTTGCTTATCTTGTTTCTTCACAGCGTGAACTAGTCGAAACTTTCGGCGAGCCAAAATTTTATGAAGTGGGTGGTTCAGTTGTGCAAGGGGCAGAGACAAGCGAATATGGTCTTCTAGCAGCATATCAATATCTAGGTATTTCAAACAATGCTTATGTTATTCGTGCAGATGTAGATTTAGCACAACTTGAGTCATCAGCAAATGAACCAAGAGGCTATGTAGAAAACGGTACATATTGGTTAGACACAGATAATACAGATTACGGTCTGTTTGAATATACTGGAACTGGTTGGGTAAAAGCAACACCAGTAATCATCAATGATGCACCAGGCACAGGAAACGTTGAACAAGAGAACACAGCAGGTTATGCATCACCAAAGAATACATTTGGTGCAGCAGGAACATTTGCTGTAGTAACTTCAACAGACAAAATTTCATATTGGAAAAAAGTTTCAACAGATTGGATTTTATTAGGTGATATCGGTTCACCAGATTTTCAGTTTGCAAAATTTGCTCCAACAAAACAATCAGATGGAACAACAGATTTAGTAGTAGGCGATACTTATACACGTCTTACAGTACAAGGCGGCGGTCTAGATGTTTCTGCAAGCGTATACTCTGCTACAGCAGGTCAGTTTATAACTGTCCAAGTACCAGCATATACAACAGATGATAACGCAAGTGCAGACTTATCATCACTTGGTGATATTTACCTAAAGACAAATGCATCACTAGGTTATTATCAACTAAAACGTCACAATGGTGCAACAGCAAACGTAATTGAAGGCGCATCAGCAGGCGGAGAAGCATTCGGTGTTATCGTTGTAGATGGTGTTACATTTACATATGGCGATGTCGCAAACCCAATTGATACTTCATCAATTGTACAAAACTTACAAGCAAGTGCAATGCTTGCATCAAAAAATATTTCAGTAGAACTAACACCAGTAGGCGGTTTAAGATTTACAAAAACAGATGGTTTATCACTGACTGTAGAATTCCCAACAAGTAATCATCAAGCATTCGGTTTCGCAACAGGTGATGCAAAAATCGCTTCTTCATGGGAAAATCTAGTATTTGAATCAAGCCCAGCACAACCAAACGGTGATATTGATGAAGGAACTCTATGGTATAATGCAGACCTAAAGATTGAATTACTAAGAGCAGAATATGTGAATGGTGTTCAACAATGGATGAAGTATGCATGGTCAGAAGACAACGCTGGTCTGGCACAAAGAGAATTGCAACTACGTTCATCAAAGCCAACAGTACGTAAAAACGGTTCAACACCATTAGTAGATGGTGATATTTGGGTTGACGGTGATGCAGCAGGTTACCCAGCAATTCATCGCTGGAGTGGTACAGAGTGGATTAAGTTAGACAATGCAGACCAATCATCAACAAACGGTGTGATTTTTGGACACTATGCATATGAAGCACCATATGATGCCGCAGGCGCAGAAACATCACGTACAGCACATGATAAAACGCCAAACGCAGAGTTATACCCAGAAGGTATGATAATGGTGAATATGGATCATTCAACATACAATGTTAAAGCATGGGTTGACGGTACATGGGAATGGGCATCAGGTATTAATCTAGATGGCTCAGGTAAATTCGGCTCAGACGCACAACGTCATATGGTCGTAGAAGGCATGCAAGCAGCATTAGCAGGTAATGAAGGTATTCGTTCAGAAGCGACATACTTTAACTTAATTGCATCACCTGGTTATCCAGAACTAATGGATGAAATGATGGGTCTTAATAAAGACAAAAAAGAAATCGCATTTGTCATTGGTGATACACCAATGAAACTTAAAAGTGATACAACATCAATTAAATCATGGGCAGACGATAACATTCCAGCAGATGCATATGCAGGCGTCTATTATCCACATGGTCTATCAACAGACTTGTCAGGTAATGATGTAGTAATCCCAGCATCAGCAATTGCGCTACGCACTATTGCATTCTCAGATCAAGTGTCATTCCCATGGTTCGCACCGGCAGGTCTAACACGTGGTGTAGTAACAAACGCATCAGCAGTTGGCTATGTAAATGCAGAAAATGAATTCGTAAGAGTTCGTCTATCAGAAGGACAACGTGACGTTCTATATATGAACAGAATGAACCCAATTGCAGATATGCCGGGTACAGGTCTAGTAGTGTATGGTCAGAAGACACTACAATCATTCGCATCAGCAATGGATCGCATTAACGTAGCACGTCTAGTGAACTACATGCGCTTCAATCTTGATCAGCTATCACGTGGTTTCTTATTCGAACAGAATGATAAAATCACACGTGACAATGTTCGTGATGCAGTAGAACGTTTCTGTGGAGAACTAGTAACTACACGTGGTCTATATGACTTCTTAGTAGTGTGTGATGAATCTAATAACACACCAGCACGTATTGATAGAAACGAATTATGGGTAGATATTGCTATTCAACCAGTTAAATCAGTTGAATTCATCTACATCCCACTACGTATTAGAAATACAGGCGAAGAACTATAATAGTTCTTACATAAACTTAAATAAAAACCCTGCTTCGGCGGGGTTTTTTATTAACTACAACTTTAATATTTTAGTTATTTGATAAATACTTGCATGACTATAAACAATTAGTTTGCAAACTATATTATTAGGAGACATAACATGGCAAGAACATTAAGCAATTTCGGTGTGCCACTAGATACAGCGGGCACGGGTACTGGTATTCTACAGCCTAAACTAAACTATCGTTTCCGTGTTATCGTAACTGGTTTTGGCGGTATTACAGCCCAGACTGGCCCACAAGAATTTACACGGCAGGTGATGAATGTAACTCGACCAAAAGTTACACACGAATCAATCCCAGTAGATTCATACAACTCACGTATGTATATGATGGGTAAACACACATGGGAACCAATTACAATCACGTTACGTGATGACATTTCGAACAGACTAACAAAACTTGTTGGTTCGCAATTACAAACACAATTGGATCACAGATCACAATTGGGTCCACAAGCAGGTTCTGATTACAAATTCTCAACTCTTATTGAGATTCTAAACGGCAATGACGGCGCAGCAATTGAACAGTGGCAACTAGAAGGTTGTTTCGTACAGAACGCAGATTACTCACAGTCTGATTACGCAGTTTCAGATCCAGTAACTATTGCACTAACATTGCAGTATGATAACGCAACATTCAATGATGAAACGATTATGCCAAGTATTGGCCAGCGTAATAACGCAAATAGTGGTCTAGGTTAATAAGAGGTAATTTATAATGGCGGCACGTATCTTAGCGGATAGCAAAGGTGCTAGTAAAAGATTTGGTTTCGGTGTAGGAAATAAGAACCCAATCAAAACTGCACCGAAGCTAACTGAGCAGTGGTTTATAGAATTTATTGATACAAACGATAAATTAAAAGATATATCTGCACAAGCACAAAGCGTGTCGCCAATTACTATTCAAACAACCACGCAACCAATCGATAGATATGGGAAGCGTGAATATATTCCAACAAGAGTAGATTTTCCAGAAGTAACTGTCACATTGTATGATACAATTGACGGTAAAACTATGACCTTTGCAGAAGATATATATGCACAATTCTTTAAGAATGCAGGACTATCAATAGGATCAGGAACATCTACTATTGAAGATATTAATTCAGGTAGACATGTACCATTATCAGTGAAGACTGAATCTCATAAGAACTTTGATAGAGTAACAATATATCATTTCTTTGGTTCATTTGCAGATGGTGGCAGTGGTACAATACAACGCATTGTTTTAGTAAATCCTATCGTGACAAGTATTACATTTTCTGAAAGTGATTATACAGGCGGCTCTTTACGAACCATTTCAATTACACTACAACCAGAAAATATTATCTTTGGCACACCTGAAAAAGATGTAGCTAATCCCAGATGGATTCAAGACGGTGAACCTACATCAAAAGATTCATTAAGTGTAGATAACTCACAAACGCAACAACAAAAAAATAGAAACGACTTGGGATCAACAGAGATCCCTACTCCTAGCGTATTCGAAGGGTCTACAAATACAGAAACGTTAAATGTAGGAACGATTGTCGGAACTTCTGATAATGAGCGTTTTACTACTAGACGAAAACTTTCAGATGAAGAAAAAACAAATGTACGTGAACTACAGCGTTCAAAAAGAGCATTAGATGCAGTTAATAATGATCCTAACTCGACAGAAGCAGAAAAACAAGCCGCATTAGAGCGTTGGCAAGAAGCAAAGCGTAACTCGCCTATTGTTAGTACTAATCCAAGTACTACTGACCTACCAGTTCCTGGACCAGTTGATACTTCTAAAGATTTATCATTAGATGGTCAAAAACTTGCCGCACGTGAGATACGTGACAATGCAACAGGAGCTGAAACTAGCCCAGAATCTGATACTCCACAAGGAGATTCAAGATCATATAATGAAAGTTATTCTGGTGTAAACATCGGCGGTGAGCCGTATATACCGGGCAAGCCAATGTCAGATGTCCAAATTGCAGCAACAAGTGCTAAAATTGCAATCGGAAATGAATTATCTGAACAAGAATTGAGAGATTATAATTCTGGTCGTGAGAGACAACAAAGAGCGGCTGCGGCACAAAGTGATTTAGAAAATCCAAGTACTAACGGCAGAATGACAGAAGAAGAACGTATTGAAGCAGAAAGACAGGCATCACAAAATAATATCAGTAATTTGAAAAAACAAACAAACAAGCCACAAGAACCAGAAATACCTTCTGAGGATGAAATTTCAAGAAATACAACCTATAGGGAATGGGCTGCTCATCTGAAAGAAAATTTACCTAATAGAGAATTTAGAGTAGATAAATGGATGCCGGACTCAGACGGTTTACTTGGGCGTCCTATTACGAGCATTACGTTATCGGAAAGTGATCCAGACTGGCAAGATTATATAAGTAAATATAGTGATGAAATAGGGGATAATTTGTCAGGATCAGAAAAGATAGCATGGCTTTCTGACCGAAATCAAGCACAGTCCAAGTTAAAAAATGATATGGTATATGGCATCGTGGATTCGCTAACCGGTAATCCTACATATCAAGAGATACATATTAATATATATTCTCCGTTGGGAGAAGTTTTACATACTGGTACTGTTGGGATAATGTAAGAGATAAATGATATGAATATAGATGTTGTAGTAGCGAAATTAATAAAACGTGGTATGGTAGAGAGTAACGCAAAGAGATTTGCCGCTAAATTATTGGAAGAAGCCAACATATATGGAGTTGACTTATCAGTGTTATTTGAAGACATACAAAATGCTTCATTATCACAGCTCGGAGATTTTTTATCTAATAATATAGGTGTAAAGGGATTTATTACTGGGAAAGCACCTAGAAAATCATCAAGTGATATTGTGTCAAGAACAATAATTAAATGAGTAAATATCATCAGGGCAGATATAAAGTCCAAAACAAACAAAAGTATGCAGGTGCGGGAGAACCAACGTTTAGAAGTAGTTGGGAACTCACCTTTATGCAGTTTTGTGATAATAATCCTAACGTAGTTGCATGGGCTAGTGAACCTGTAAAGATCAACTATATGCATCCGTTAAAAGGTAAGCTAACTGTTTATGTTCCTGACTTCATTATTACATATATTGACGCAAAAGGAAATAAACTAGCAGAAGTTATAGAGATTAAACCATCTTCACAGTCGAGGCCTGAGTTAGCACGTAAGAGAGGTGAAGCACAGCAAGTAGTTGTTAACTATGCAAAATGGGAAGCAGCAACTAAATGGGCGAAAAAGAGAGGTATGCGTTTTAGAGTATTGAATGAAGGAGATATCTATCAGAATACTAAGAAACCTAAACCTAAGAAACCCCGTAAACGATGAAACTCAATAATATTAAAAGAATTGTAGAAAAGAATACATTAGTGTTAATGTATGAACCAGGTGCAGGCGGCGATTTTCTAACTGCATTATTAAGTATTGATCCAAAAATAAATGGTACTAACGCTGAAATAGATTTTTTCTCAAATGGCAGAATTAAAGCTACAAAAACTAAAGCATCAGTGTATGTAAATAAAACAGTAAATGATTATGAGTTTTATGATAACGAAAGTTATTTTGAAAAGTTAAAAACTCAACTTGTGACTGATTTATTTTCTGATTTAGTTACTAGTAAGAGTAAATTTATATCCAAGATACATCCTTACTTCAATGACATTGTTAATTTAGAAAGATTACAGGATTGCATACAAAAAAATTACAAAAGCAGTTCTAAAATAATGCTTGTACGTGACAGAGACATTGCAATGAGTAATCATATATACAAGAATGAAATATTAGAGGGCGAAATATATTATAGTGAACAATGGTATGAAATGTACAACACATTAAGAGCTAAACACGCAGACATACATACTATCCGCTTTGAAGATTTAATTAGACGACCATTATACACTCTAAAAAAGATATATACTATTATGGGTTATTCAGAAAGTGAAATTGAACACAATTTTAGTATAAATGAAGAACGTTTAAAGGATATATATGTCACATATATAAAAAATCAGAATAACATAGAGCCTGTAGAAAGGTATTGGAAATGACAAAGAAATTAGAAGAAACATTTAACATAAATCCGTTAGAGGAAGAAGAAGAAGCTAAAGAAACTCCTACAATTGAAGAAAGCAGAGACTTGACTGAAATACTATCAAGTGAACTTGCTAATACAGATAAGATTGACGCTTCACTGCCAATGGTTCAAGGATTGAATGATCATGACAAAGACATGGACGACATTCATCAGAAAGCAATTAACACATTTGAAGAACTAATCAGTCTGGGTATGAATGTTGAAGTACATGCTGGTGCAAAGTTAATGGAAACAGCAAATCAAATGCTAAAGACTGCAATGGAAGCTAAAGATAGTAAAGTAGATAGAAAGCTAAAGATGTTAAATCTACAATTGAATAAAGCTAAATTAGACCTAGCAGTTGAAAAAGAAGAAAAGAAAAATAAAACAGAAGATGATTTTGAAACTGAAGGATCAGTGGTTATGGATCGTAATGATTTACTCAAACGCCTTGCCGCCGCCCAGCAAAAAATTGATGATTCTGATAAATAAGAATAGATATTAATTGGAGCGCACCAATGAAAAGTTTTAAAGAATACTTAACAGAATCGACAAATGAACACAAAATGACTCTACGTTTTGCGTCAGACCTTGCAGAAGGAGACGTAGACCGTATTGAGAAATTCTTAGGCAAGTATGACCTAAGAATAATTTCACGTGTTTCAACAACACCGATAACAAAAAATCCTCTATTCTTCTCAGAAGAGGTAGCAAATACAACAGTTTCAAAAGTAGATATCACAACTGGTTATCCAATGTCAGCAGACATTCTACGCCAGCAACTATCTGACTTATTAGAAATGAATATTACACATATCGCAGTACACCCAGAAGGCTGGGAACCAACAGAAGAACCAGAAACAGAAGGTGATAAAAAAGCACTACTGGATTCAGAATATGATGATACATCAGATAATGGTGAACATTATGGTCGTACATTCGTAGATAATTTCTTAAAATCTTTATCGAAACGTGATGATCATGATAAAGCAGAAGTAGAAAATGCTTTAATGCCAAAACCACAACGTGATAAAGGCGGAGACATAATGTCAACTGATGATGAAAAAAGTGTTTCTGTTATCTCAGGAGATGAAGAATGAAAAAACATTATAATTTAACAACTACAGAAGATAACGGTAAATCTATTACTACTACAAACACTAGTTCAGAGTATCCAGAAGAACTAGTTCGTATGCTTGCACTTGCTGGTCAAGGTATGCCACAAGTAGCTCCTGCTCCAGTAGCAGATGATTGCGGATGTAACAATACGCCATGTGGCTGTGATGAAGCAGTTGAAGAAGAAATGGAAACAGAATATCAAGCAACACCATCAAATGATGAATTAGACTTAGATGATTTCTCAAAAAAGACAGCGAATTCTATTTCACGTCAAAAGAAAAGACTAAAGCCAAGTGCAGGTGATAATCCACTAGAATATTCAGTTAATGAAGAAGAAATCTATGATGCTTTAATGGCAGATGCGGCAGAATTCGGTCTTGTTGACGAAGCACATGGTGATGTAGAATTTGGTATGT